CTGTAGTACAACTGTAGTGGCGCTTGAGGTTACCCCACCACCTGAGAGTACATACTTACGACCTGATAAATATAATCGATTATCGCTCAATTTTCTGATCTAAACTGCTTGGGAAACGTGTCGGTCAATTCGTGACACGGTACGCACAATGTGAGGCCGTTGTCTATGTCCCACAATTCCTCACATCTACGAGCGTCTTTCACAGTAGATATGTTAAACCTGCCAATCAGTTCGGCCAGTGGCTGAATATGGTGTGCATTCAGTTTGACACCACGTTTACCACATACTTGACAAGTATAGTCATCTCTCGCAAATACTGCATTTCTCCAATCAGCACCCTCCCTCATCCATCTGATTATCGACTGTTTTCTTTGTTTAGCCTCGGAACCACGCCAATTGTAATTGTTTTCTTCTTTGTGGCTACAACTACGTGAGCAAAAACGTTGGCCTTTATTTTTAGAGCTAATATACAATCTGCCGCAATACTCACAATTTTTTTCAAACTCTGACCGCCCATCAATATATCTAGGGTGTTCTTCTTTTGGCCTATTTCTCTGAAAATCATTGCGACAGTCAAAACATCTAAGATATCTTTTGTCATACGCCAATCGGCCGCAGTGGTTACACCTCCATCCATGTTTTGCAGCTTGACACCAAGACCCGACTGCACTTTTACTACACCCCATAGCTTCAGCCACCTTTGGTTGGCTCATACCACCAATGTACATCTGTACGGCCTCAAGTTTGAATTCTTCTGGGTAGGATGCAATCTTCATACGGTTGTTTTAACTATACCACATTACTGTTTAATAAAGTTTGGTTTGTTAGGTGTCAACGTTACATCCGGACCGCTGGCCAACAACTGCCAACGCTGATCAATATTTGAACTAGTAAATACTTCCTGTACCTCAAAGAAGTCTACCAATTCAAACTCCTGAATGACCCTGAATTTAACTAATCCACTGTCTGGGTTCGACTCAGTCGCACCCCCTAGTCCCTCTTCACCAAGTATCTCAGTACCAAGAGATAGCCCTGCTGGCGACTTACCGAATACTATATCGGTATCACTGCCATCTATGGTTTTGGACAATAATGCTGTATGACCCCTGTAGTCATAATTCAATTCGTGTAATATCTTGGTGTTCTCTGCTATATATCCCTCTATATACCATCCATCAAATTGCTTTAGTAGAACTCTCTCTCCAAATGAACGATAGGCCAGGTAAGCTGCATGCTCTATTGCCGATCTGTTGTCTTCGTCATTGTCTCGTTGCGCTGTTCCAGTGAATAATTTATATGTTTCAGGGGTTCCGCTAGAGTGACCGTGTGTTACACCACCAATTACAGCCATTCTACGGATAGGTATATCTTGTGGTGGCTGCCAGAACCTTGTGGTATTACCATTTGGATCACTGTTGAATTGCAAAATATAGACAATGCCATCGTTTGGTGCTGTTATATACACCCTTTCGTCGTTAAACATCATTGAACCATTCAAGAAGTTAGCGGCATCGAAATCGGGTTTGATAGGATCTGATAATGTCTTCAGATTTAGTCCTTCTAGGTCTTCAAATGACCCAAAAGATCGCAATGCGGGCTCTTGAGAGACAAAAACAATGGAATCTCCAAGTTCTATGGTCAGATCTTGGCTTGTTGGGGCGAGATTTCCTGATGTCTTGGCTTTTTTCACTGATACAGTCTCAACAAGAGTGCTACTAATCTGTATTTCTGCCTGAAAACTTACCTCATACCATCCTTCGCGTCCCCCACCAATAAACATGATGTCGTTTTGGCGTCCAAATGCTCTCCAAGCATCATCAAGTGTTAATTTAGCTCCTTCTCCTGGTTCTCGCGGTGTTGAGAATGAGAAATCTTTGAAATCTGTATTCTTAGATATGTATACCTCCCTTGAAGATCGTGAGCCTACGTAGATCTGATTGTTTAATTCTCGTATCCCATCCGCCTCAAATCCATCAACTGGCTCATTATCATGCTCTACAATCGCTTGAAAACATACATCTCCTGCTGAAATCGTTGTCGCGGCAGCTGTTGGATCAGGTGTGACACCTGTTAGAGTGGCAGTTCCCTCACCACCTGTATATGTATATTCTACGTCGTTTATCACCACCTTTCTGGTTCCACTTGTCGCCGCACGCTCCTGAGCCCAGGTTCCCTTCCCTTCTTTCTTAATAGTGATCGAGGAACCAGCAGACTCGGCTGTTAGAGAGTCACCCCCTACTAGAGTGATAACTCCTGCCGTGACTGCTGCTATCTTGAAAGTGGAGTTGTTATTAGTTGATCCCGTTACCACAATTCTATCACCTACTGTAAACCCCGCCGTAACAAAACCACTGGCCGAATCGGTGATTGTATCTGGGTTTGAATCCACAAATGCAATTGTGCTAGCAGTATAAATATCTTGTTTGGTTATTGTTGTGCTAGTTACTGAAGCTACAGTGGTTACTAGACCTGTCCATTCCCATATCTTGTCTAATCCATTAACCCAGAGAAGCTTATCTATTCCCTCTGTTGTATCCCACCACGTAGCAAACTGAAAATCAACTGATGTCCAGCTATCCTTGAGCCGAGTCCAGGTTTTAGTACCTGTCGCATCAGTAAAAAGAAACTCCAATTCGTCGTCATAACCACGCAAGTTTCTTTCAATGCCATCTGTTGAAGTAGTCCAATCAAAAGAAGATTTCACCGGTGAATTAGTGGCACTTGTTGCCCCCAACACCTCAAAACCCTTAGAAGTCTCTATGCGAGATTGGTCGTTCATCAGGACATTTTTCGACCCACTAACTAGTCGTCGGTCGGATATACCTTCCTGCAAAGCCTCATCACCGGAGCCAAGAGTCTCATCGTCCTTAGTTGAGTAACCTATTACTTGTTGTACAAGATCGAATGTCATCGTATTCGATAATATGTAGTAGTTGGTTTGTTTGTTTCACTTGGCACAACACTCTGGTAGTCAGAATACATGCCTCCTTCATTACCTACACCAAACAGCTCATTGAAGAAGAATTGAACATCAGCCGCCGAGTTCTCGCCCTGCTGCTGTTGCGCCATGAAATAAGCAGACTGATTTACTAATATGTTATAAGCATCGGTATCTAGGTTTATGAGGTCAGTATTTGCACTTATATCTTCCCCCCATATTCCAGCCGAGGTTCTGAACATAAACTTTGAGTAATACCAGATCTCCCAAGGCTGCCCTATTGTTGACCACATCTGATCTACCCTAAAGTCTGTATCTGCCGTTCCATCGTAGGTGATAGTCACCCGAGAGTAGTCAATAGTCGCTGGCGCTACTGTTCCGGTTTCTGTAGCTCCATTCCAGTCGAATCGTAGAAGATTCCAACCTGTAGCAAACGCACTCTTGTTGTGTGGTGTCGTTACTGTACGACTCCAGTAGTTCGAGCCGTCATTCCCCCATCTGAGTATCACATTAGTTATTGCCGATGCATTTGGTAGATAGACCCACAAAAAGATCGATGAAATCTCATCGTGGTCAGACAAATCCACTTGTGACATGGTGGAATTTTCTATATATCCGCTAGTGGTTGAACCATCAAGATCAAAGTTAAGTGATGCAGAACCTTTTACCTTGATGTTTTTATCCTGGGTAAGATTCGTTGCATCATCACCTACGGCCCATGTTCCATTAGAGGTGGTATCGTTGAATTGGTGGATTGTTACTCCCGCCGGGGTAATTGCCTTACTAATCCGTATTGTCTTAGTACCAGACTCCTGTTGAACGTGGAATCTGGCCTCTTCCTTACGAAGATCAAACTCCTCGCTCAAAGTTTGACTGAGATTATCTTTCTCGTCTCTCGATACCTGTGGCCGCAGGTCAAGCACCTTATTCTTCTTTAAGTCAGAGGGAGCAGAATAATCATAAACCTGATCATAGAGTGTCGTGTCTTCCTTACGGATTGTCTCAGCTGGGTCTATTTTACTAAGTACCTGTCGGCCAGCACGCTCGATAAGACCATTCAGATTGGTTACCTTGTCAGTATTCGTGCCATGACCGATACCTGCAAGGTCTTCTTTTATCTCAGTGATTGAGAATGTCATGCTAATACACGAACTCAGTGACTAATAGCGTTGAAGATGCTACAGAAGTGCAGTTGATCGTACCTGCGTAGAGATTACCTCTATTAGCAGTGAACTCATACGCCGGTGTTGTGGTACCAAGAAGTATGCCCTCTATAGAGGTTGCGTCCGCATCATTGTTGGCCTCACAATACACTGCCGCTGTCGCGTCCAGCGTGTTCTCAAGCCGTAGATATGCACGGCGCGAAGTTGTTGCTACAACACTGACATTGGTATCCGGTCCTACAGTAACACTGCCACTTGTCTTCATAGTAATGCTCTCAGGTGTGTTATAGGTACCGAGAGACAGACTATTGTCTTGAGTAAAGTAGATGCCCACTACTGCGATAAGAACAATACCAAGTATTAAAGTATGTAATTTCATAAACTTTTAGTTATCTTCTAATTAACGACCTCATTCTTGCGTCCTGTGGGTAAGAAACAAGACGCAAGATGAAGCCACTAGTCTGCAGGAATGGTCTCATCAACTCTACATACCACATCAGTCGAAGAATCTCGATGACATGTTAAGTATGCGAAGTTGTTTTGACCAATAACCACGTTCTGACCATCAGGTTCTTGAAGATCAATACCTGTGCCAGCAGCAATGGTGGTGTTTGTTGCAGCCGTCGCCGTGTTTTGAATCACCCAATTACGGTAATCACCTGCACTTGCCAGCAAAGTCGTCATAGTTGACGTAGCTGGAAGTGTAAGTGTGATAGCACCAGAAGTTGGTTGAATCTCTATCACGTTATACACAAGCATTTCTGCCTCTGTAAGAGTAGAGTTGCCTGCCGTCGAGGTCGCAAGAACAGCACCACCCTGGGTGAACTGATCTACCGTAGTTGTAGCACCAGTTAGTGCCCCGGAGTTCGTCAGGGAAGTAAATGTCCCTGCACGTGCTGAACTAATAACTTCAGTACCATTCACTTGAAAGCTATTGGCACTCCAGTCGTCTGAAGTAGTACCCCCAAGTGTTGGCGCTGGTTGAGAATCACCACCAACCAGCCCAGCTACAAGCAATCCACCGACCACAACTCCTGCGAGTGCTCCGATACCTGCTTTGAGAACTTCGTTCATATGCTAGTTGGTTAAGTAGTAATCCTATGCTGTACCATTTGATCCAACGACACCGTTGAATTTTTGAGCAGATACAACTTCTCGGAATCGAGCCTTGTAGAAGTATCGATCCCGCTTATCGAGTCTCCAGTCGATAAGATCAGTTGAGAGTCCCTGACGTTCAATCCGCATGATACCGTGCTGTCGTGCTACCACGAAGTATGAGGTGTCAGTATTCGAGTTAAGCGAGTTGTAGGTACTGTCAAGAAACGCCGACGTACCAACCGCCATTCCAGGATAAATCAAGGAAAGGAAGTTAGGGTCGTTGTCGGTGCTCTGTGGCTTCAACTCAGCTTCAGTAATCTCAACCGCCTCTGGATAGTCCGTTGGCGACACGAGAAGTCCTGCTGCATTGTATGCACCAAGTTCACCGTCTTGTTTCTTCTGCAATCGAAGAGACTTAATAAGAGTCTTGAGATTCGCTGGTGAAAGCGCACCCGTCTCAAGGTTATCTACTGTATCTCCCGATAGAGTAGTGTGGGAATTTGATATTAGAGCGACACCGTCTGATGAGGTTACACCACTGAACGCATCTCCATATGATTGTTCATACGCGTGCTTGTCACGTCCGAGTCGGGCGTTGAGGCCCATTTCTCTAACGAGGTCATCAACAACAGTATGCTGATCGTCGTCAAAGTATTCACGTGAGATAGGAAGATCCTGCTTGTAGTTGAGGATCGTGTGAGTCTTTTGGTTGTCAACGCGCGGTGAGGCTTCGTTAACTTCCTGCTCCTCTACGTGAGCTTCGGGAAGGCCAGGGCCCATCAAGTCCTCGAGAACGAGGGCCTGTCGGTCAATGTCCTTCTGCATGAAGAATATGGAGTTGGTAGCAATAACCTCTTGCGGCTCCCGTTCACGGTCAACTTGCATCGCGTCCTCCATGACGTCGTCAAGTGCCGTTTTGACGGTATTCGCTGCTCTACCTGAAGTAAGAGACATATTAGATTATTGCTTAGTCCATGGTCTGACCAATGAGAGAACCGAAGAGTGTCACGTTGGTGTGTACAAACACATCAAGTGTTCCCTTCACGATATCACCACCTACGATACACAATCCATGAACATTGGGGTCATCATTCTCGTTCTCATCGATTGTCACAGCACCGGCCGTAACATCGAATGTAACGTAGTCGAATTGAAGACCAAGCAGCTCTGCTGCTGTGTCCATGTTCCCAGGAGTGGTTGCATTACCGCGTAGAAGTGTTCCGGGTCCGACAATCTCAATATCAACTTTACCGTCTGCCGTAGAAGTCTCAGTTGACTCCCTCTCTACGACACCAAGAAGGATGTCTGTAGCGATTTCTGGATCACCAGTAGCAACAAGTAACGCAAAGTTTGCATTATCTCGCTTTACAGGCTCACCCGGCTTCAGGGTTGCTGATGCACTTGAGGTTGTTCGGTCATCCACATCTACCTCTCGTTGACCATAACCACCAGAAAGTACCGCTATGTCATTTGCCGACATAGTTTACTTTTAGGTTTACTTATAAGGAGAAATTACTTGGATTTCTTGGGTTTATCCCATTCACCAGTCTTGGCATTCCACTTGTATCCTCGCTTGAGCAAGAATCGCTTCTCGGAAGGGTCCATATCAGTAGGCTCTTTTATTTCCTCCTGTGGACGCTTGCCTGGGGGATTACCGCCAGTCTTGGGTTTATTCACAGATTTCTGAGCTTCCCGGGCTATTGAGGCAACTCGTTTTTTATTAGCAAGTGCTAGTGCATTCTCAGCATCAGCAGTACTGTCACCCGTCGCTCGGATAGAGTTATCATAGTGCCAGATAGCAAGTTCTGCTTCCTGGGGAGTAGTAGCACGTTCACGAATAGTGTTCTTTGCGCTTTCGATGGAACGGCGCTCATCGAGCTTAGTCATAGCTGCAATGACGCCTTTCTCTATCTTGGAGTTCTCTATCTTGGAGTCAAGCTCTTCGTCAACTTCCTCGGTTTCAGATTTCTGAGCGAGGCGCTTGCTGCGCTCCTTCTCTATGGTGAACTCTGCCTTTTTTCTGCGATCCCGTTCGATCTCAAGTTCTTTCTCGAAGTCAATGTGCTCGGATTCCTCCGATTTATCCTTAGACTCCTCACTAGTAGTTTCGTCTGTTGACTCCTCTCCTTGAGAGTCGTCTGAGGTTTCCTCGGTGGTTTCCTCTTGCTCAGCAGACGCTTCCTGAGCTTCTTCGTTTTTCGTCATACTTTTATCACCCTTTAGGTGGGTGCTACCTTATAATCACTCTTGGGGTGGTGCTACCCCCAGTCATTAGCTGGTAGTAGGGCTCAGGGACGGGGTTTTACCTTGGTTTCAAAGTAAGCCCTACTATCAACCAACGACTTTTTCTTTCGCTGCTCGTTCGACTTTCAAAAGAACTTCGTCATAGACTTTCTGAGCATAGAATAATGCCCGTGCTATGACCATTGCTTCGCCACTATCTCCTTTACCTTCGTATATCTCTTTTCCCGCCTGATAGTGGACCTCTTTCATTAGAATAACCCACAGTAGAGACTTCCGCAAACGTTCAGCATCCTCACCTAACTGTAGGAGATGATCGCTGTCTAGCTTCTTCTTACCCAAATACCACACTCCGTTGTGGCGCCGAAACAAATCCTCGGCTGTAACGGCGCCGAACAGCTTACGCGTAAGGTATTTAAGCAGCTTTTTTCTTAGATGTTGCACGTTTCTTAGTCTTTCGAGCCTTTTTAACCTCTTTTTCCTTACCTTTCTTGAATTTCTCCTCTACAGCCAGAACACTTGGTGCAGGAACACCCATGAAAGTAGCAGGATCGTCTACAATGGCGCCACCAAGTCGAAGATATACTGATTTCACCAGTGAATCACGATCAGCCTTGGCGTCTTCTTTCTTCGCCTCTGCAAGGGCCTTCAGCTCCATAGCATCTTTCTTGAAGTTCTTAGTGCCATCTACTACCTGCACCGCACGATTATACTTATCTTTACTTGCGTAATTAAACATGTTGTAACTATATTATGTTGATAACTCTCGACCTTTAAGCTGCTGCTAGTAAGTTTCGTAATGATCCAGTGCCTGCAGCCTGGCTTACTAGCTCACTTGTTCCTTCATTCGTCCCTCCACCACCCACTGCTGGCACATCAACTCCCACATCTCGCGCCTGTTTCATATATTCATCTGTTTCCCCTTTCGCAAAGGTCTTTACCAAAAAGTCCCTAGTCACCTTCTGCTGATCAACAAATGGGTTCGTAATCATACGGTCATATCCTTCTAGATTCATTGCTTTTTCAAATGCCTCATTCCTTGGAAGCATAGTATCAGCGTCTATTGTTACCTTGAATTTAAGATTACGGAATAGCTCAGGGTTGGCCTTTATGATAATCTTCCCTGAATCTGGTCCTCCTGCCTCATCTAGTAGCTCTAGTTCACGGTCTAGTCGGTCAGTGTCAGTTAGCTCAAGACCAAGTAGATCATCAGTAAACTCCACCTGTTTCGTAACATCTTTACCATCCCCGTCCTGGTCAGGAATAAGAAACGACCTATAGTTTAATCGGACATTACCGGCTGTTATCTCATCAATGTCCCCTAGTGTCTGATGAGTAAGGATAAGATCTATAAGCATGCCACCAACGTCAGTAATTGCATTGGCTATACTTTTACCAAAAAGACCTAGTTGTATACGTGCGTTTCTCTCGAGAATACCTTGTTCAAATGCTGTCCCTACAGATTGTGAGGCTATACCTCGACGTGATGGATCTTGTGCTGATGTCTCACCCATATTCTGCTCTACCTTTTCCACTAAATTAGAAGCAGCTTGAGCGTTTCGACCTGCTGTGATTGGTTCAAACTTAGTACCCTCCTTGAAAGCTGAAGCTCTGCCTGGGTAGATTATTGAAGCATCCATTTTGGTCACATCACCACTAATCGCTACAGGACTGATAGCATCTAATGTTGAGGCATCTACCATAACCCTCCACATCTTGTCTACCAGACCCTGATCGTTCTCTAGCTCTGCTGCCGCACTTTTGTAGTAGAAAAAGTTAGGAATCGTATGATATCCCAGATGTACGTAAGAGTATTTTGGCCTATTGGCGTTATCTCTGTGCTGGATTGGGTTAGCCTCGGTATTGGTGTTACCCATATACACCCCATTTACAAACACTATTTCGGTGTCTTCCCGTCGATTGTAGTAGGTTTCCTCTGATATAACCGTAGGATTCTGATCATCAAACTCCCGGTAAAAGGTGGCGTCGTCGCTACTAAATATATGTTTCACGCCAGGTTCCACAAACTTGAAGTTATCGTGATCCTCATAGAGTTGCTTCGCCTCATCAAAGTCTATTTCTCGCTGGCGGAAATTAAACCGCTGAAACTGGTTGCTGCGGTCATCATATGGATTAGCAATCAGTATCTCGTCTGGTGGTAACACGTGCATCTGAAATCCACTCATAGTCTCATCTACCACCTCTTCTGTTGATAACTCCCCATTCTCTCCTAACTCACGAATAGTTTGCATTTCTTCTACGAACTGTGGGTGCAAGAAGACACAAGGGTTAGATAGCGCTCCCAGCACCCCAACGAGGTATTTCAGTTCATAGTCAGAGTTACGTATGTTGAATTTCACCAAGTCTCTCATCAAGTCGGCTGAGGCACGATCTTCCTCATCCATATCGTTCTGCGCAAATACATTAGGGAAGAGTAGGGTAGAAGTAACATGTGCTGCTATAGAGATAAGCTGGTTTCTTGTGATTGGTCTGACACCTTCATGCCGCCAGTCATCATCCGGATCATCAAACAGTGGATCTACATAGGCTTGGAAGTTCTTTTGTCCCTTACGCATATCAGCAATAACCGAGCGATCCTGGAGTTCCCGGTAAGGAGTGTGGAGATTGTCATAGCCAAGTTGATAGTCAGTCTGTATCTTTGCGGTCAGAACCTTTACATCATCAGATGGTTGGTAGTCAGAAACCGCCTCAGCTAGCGGCTCTCCCTTCTTGTTCGTTGGAATGGTTCCGATCATTTTACACTTTCATCTTATGACCAGTAAATTGTACCACACGATTCTCTTTTTTATTCTCTACCAGTTGGATCATGTATGCCGTTGCATCTAGTGTATCATCATGTAATCCCATTGGGAAAGACATCTGTTCCTCCTCCAATTCTTTACACTGATGTTCTATATGAAAAATACTACCACTTGCGTAGCGAGGTATCAAACCACGTATACGTATTTCCTTTGAAGTCTGATTGTGTTTGAGTTCAACTATAGGAAGGTATATATCACGTCGTCGCATCTCCTCATCCAGGTAAGGCTTGAGACCATCAAGAAAGACCGTCTTCTCTATACCAATGGCTTCATATTGCCGTTCCTTGTGTCTGGTAAAGATAAAATCTACTAGCTCAGGGGGCGAGAGTCTAAATCTGCCTGCTTGGATATTCCAAAAGCCCTCTCGATCTACTGAATTATCACAAAACCCTGTGTAATCTGCGCTTGCTTTCTGTGAAACCGCCGTGTCAATTGTTAGAAACTTCCTTGTTCTAAGCTGATTTACATGTTCTTCAGTACGATATTTATACCACTCAGGGTTAAACTCTTGATTCTCTGAAAGAATAGGGGTTTGTTGATAGAGTGACGCCCAGTCATACGGTCCTATTGTTTGCTTTATTTCCTTTAACGCGGAGTAACCAAATCGATCAGGCCACAATTCTTGTCCTTTATTTCTATGGGACTCTTGGTCTAACGCTAGGGCTGGAAAAGAGATAACCTTACAGCGCTTAGCTAATGCGTCATCGTTTAATATACGCCCTGCCAGGTCATCCACGTGCCAACGAGTAACTATAAGGACAACGACACCATTAGGTTCTAGTCTGGTAAAGAGTGTAGAGGTAAACCATTCCCATGTCTTATTACGATATACCTGACTTTCTGATTCTTCTCGGTTCTTAATTGGGTCATCGACTATAGCTATATTTGCCCCTCTTCCGGTGATAGGACCACCAACACCCACTGAAGTATAACTACCTCCTTGTTTCGTAGACCATTTGGCCTTTGCTTGCTGATCCTGTCTAAGTTCCACATCAAATATAGCCCTATACTGTGCAGACTGTACTTTAGTCCGTGTCTTTGAACCAAAATCTATTGCAAGGTCTGCCGAGTAAGAAGATGTGATTATCTCTTTATCAGGATTTCTCCCTAAATACCATGCTGGAAAGTCTATAGAACACTGTTGGCTTTTACCATGACGGGGAGGCTGAAATACCATAAGTATCTTATAGTCTCTATCTCCATACTGTTCTATATGATGCAATTCCTTAGCAACCACCTCATGGTGCCAATTAGGGTCGTAATCAGGGCTTGTTGCTATAGAGAAGTTGATGAGATCATTCTTCGCCCCGCAACACACCATTGCCTCCAACTCCTCTTGTGAAACGCTCTGCGATTTTTTTGACTTGTTCTTCATCAAAGTTAGATACCTGTACTTTACCATCAAATTCGTGTCTCGCGGTCGGTTTTCCATCAAGCATTTCTACTACATGTTTTCTATTGTTCTTATCCTCTAAGTATTCTTCAAGCCATTCATCAAATTTTTCAGGGTTTTTCTTAAACATCTGACGGATTCTAGTAGTAGGTGAAAGACCCCTCCCATCAGGATTACCTGAAACACCTTTAGGCCATTGGTATTTCTTTAAATGTTCTGCTCCATGTTTTTTAGGTTGTTCTTTGGCTGTTCCAGTCATGTTCACCGGTGAAATAAGGATAGTCTAGTCCCTAATTCTTTTTCTACATTTCTTGCAATAGTTATATTTCACTGTGAAGCTGTGTCGATACTCGTAAAAGACTTGGTCGTTACAGCATGGGCTGAGTTTGTCCTTTAGAATATGACTGTCTGGTATTGTATCCACAATTAAGCTCGAGCTGGGCGTACTTTTCGAGATCGTGTGGCATGTCGCTTGCGGATCTTTGGCATGTCTTTCTTGCGTAATGTTTTGGACGTTTTGAATCGGGCCATAAAATAGTTATATATTAAGCCTTGTAATAGAGAGATTTATGAGAAGCGTTCTATCTGGGATAGTCGTTTCTTGGCTTGGGCCTTAGTGCGAAAGATTCCCATGTTTCGACCCTTCTTTGAAAGAACACGATAGCCACCTTTGACCTTCTTGATTGACATACTACCCTATGAAAGCTTGCTTAATAAACTTCCTCAATTTACTGTCCATTTTAAGCCGGATTGGCCTTGGCTTCAGACCTCGTTTGGTCCTATGTCCTGCTATTGCCCTGCCTAATACCATACTACTTATTTTTAGTAATATGCTTGACAAAGGCAGCTATTCCCATACCGCGGACACTCCCTCGCCTAGCAGCCCTTTTAACCTTTTTGCGTCGTCTAAGACTCGCAATTGCTCTACCTACTGACATACTTATCTCTTTTTATCTTCTAATGCCTTTGCTACTATTCTAGCACCTTCTACCGCTCCGTCACCCATGAGTTCATAATTTTGTTTATCTGCAATGATGGAATCGGCTGTTATGAGTGTACCAGCCGCGCTACAAGCGTTTTCTAGAGCCACTCTCACCACTTTCACGGGATCTAACACGTTATCCTTGATTTCGATCTCTCCACCAGCATTCTTCTGTATCTGCCTGTAAGGAGCCATAAGAGCGTCGTGAAGAATATTGTCCTCACCAAGTTCCTCTGCAATTTCCTTTAGTGCGAGTCCACCACCAGGAACAACCCCCTCAGTCATAGCCGCCTGTACTGCCATTACCGCGTCTTCAATCTTCAACTTGAGATATTTACCTTGAGCCACAGTATTCTGCGCTACATGAACTCTTGCTGTTCCTTTGGCAAGAGAAGCAATGCGCCGATCAATCTTCATCTTGAACATACGATCTTTCTCACGTTCTTTCTCATTCTTGAGGATCTTTATTCGCTCGGCAATGTTGTCTTTACCTCTCCCTCCTATAAGAACAGATCTGTCCTCATTGATTACAAACCTGTTAGTATAGCCACAATCTTCAACCTTAAAGTCAGATATGAGCATGTTGGCATCTTTGTTAATCACTTTTGCGTCACAGAACACCGCCACATCTTCATACTCCTCTGGTAAGAGTGAGGGAATTTTGACGGGAAGGTAAATAATCTTCCCCTTACTTTGCTGGACAATACTGAGAAGATTGTGGCGTATAATTTGGGAGAAGCCGTGTGCCATTATTACTGCCTTTTCCTTGCCTTGTTTACTCAATGCTTGAGTAATAACCGATAAGTCCTGTACTGCCTCCAGCTTGTGATTGGTTATAACTATAGGTATATCGTTGAGCACTGTCTCGCGTCTTCCCTTATCCAGCATAAAATACTCATCAGTGAAGCGACCACGAATATCCATGCCCTCAAGAATCTCATACTCGATTTCACCGGTGAAACCTTCAATGACATCGACAAAACCATCTTCACCTACCTTACTTACTATCTCAGCCACCTTCTTACCCAAGACATCGTTCTCCAAAGAAGTAATCGCTACATCCGTTAGATTCTGTTTAGTGGCTTTCTTTCCTTTTAACTTCTTCTTAACATCGGTGAGCGTATTCTGGATATCCCGGTAGACATCCATAACGCCTATAGAGCCAGAATTAGCTAACAGTGCCTCGGTAGCTCGAGTATCTCCTAGCAAAGCAAAAGCTGTTTTGAGTATTTCCCGGGCTATAACAATAGAGGTGGTTGTCCCATCTCCGGCTTTTTTATCTGTTTGGTCTGCCACCTCAATGATTGAATTGGCTGCTGTTCTCTCAAGCTCGTCCTCTAATTTGATCTTTTTGGCCACAAACACACCATCATTGGTTATACGGGGAGGTTCAAATTCGCCTTGATCTATGAGGACATTTCTACCATGTGGTCCCATTGTAGACGCGACAACATCAGCCACTTTATTAACACCAGCTAGTATCTTCTTTCTAGCCTCAGCACCTTGTGCAATGCGTTTTACCTTCTCTATGACTGACATACGCTCAGATTATTCACTCATAATGCAACGCACACCATATATCCTGGTGTGTGTCGATAGCTGTAAACGCTTAATATCCTCTTCGGTACAAGTAATTGTGTGTTCCTGGTTATCAACAATATTAGATCCAAACAACGTTTTCACCTGCTGCTCCAGATCTGCTCTGGTGACGAAATCTAATGCATTGATATTCATATGCTCATTTTAACATTACCTACCGTAGATTTCTACTATATAAAGGCAGAAAGGCAGTTTGGGCTTAGAGTCCCTTAGTTCTATCAATTCTATCTAAAGAGGCCCTGTCATAATACCCAGCCACTGTAAAGGACTGGGGGCAGAAGAGGGATGCCAGCCCAAGAAACCCGTTAGCCTCTTCCTAAGGGTAGATCTTTAGTGTCATCGAGCATTTCTGCTGCTAGATCATCCATGTTTTCTACCTGATGAGGGTCGTCAGTGGTGTTTCTAGCTCGTTCCACGGCTTGGTTCCTGGTTTCTGCTTCTACGAGAAAGGTGACTAACCACTTGGCCATTGTGTCTCTCCTTAAAGAACGGTCCAGTCAAGATTGGCTGGATGATGCTCATGTGGAAAGAAAGGACACACGAACATCATTCAACCAGTCTCTTATTTCACCGGTGAACGTCTAGGTGGTAGTGGATTTGGTTCTATACATTTCTTACAAGTTGAGCAATATTCTCGGGTTATTTTACCTCCGTATCTGTATTCTTCGGTTATTTGCTTACCACAACACGCACTCAATCGTTCACCATTCATACCTTTGAATATCCCTGTCATTCGCTAAATTATATCATATTCCTCTAATATCTCTTTCTTTTTTGTGGTGAGGTCTTTTAGTTCTCTATAGATTTGCTGAGCATGCTTTCGTGCATGGTCAAATTTCTCTCTGTCGTGG